TTCCGCGAATATTTTTTGTTTTTGCGCCATCCGTCTTTTTCATTTGTTTGTTTTCTTTTATTTCGGTAATAGAGCACGCTGTTTCCATAACACCCAACTTTGCCACCTTTTCAATAAACTTGTCGCTAACAGTGCAGGCCGAACCAAACTTGGAATAGGGGGTATTCATGAAATCTTTTGTTTGACTGTCAAAAGAAGGGTTTTCAATATCACACCGCAAGAAAAGAATGAGCTGTTCTTTGATGCTGTTGGGAGAAACTTTTGTTTTTTTCTTTTTCTCAATATACTCGCACAGTTTCTTGACAATTTGCCCTAAAACATATTCTACATGCTTTCCGCCTTTGGATGTAGATATGCCATTGACAAACGACACTTGCACAAACTCGTGGGTTGACGATAAAGCGACTGCGTATTCCCATCTTTCTCCCGATTCTTCAAAGACGCGCGGAGTCTGGTCTTTTGAGCCAATATACAAGTCAATATACTGCATGAATGATTTGACGGGGACTACTTGATTATTCCATTTTAGTTTCACGCTTTTATCCGTCACAGCCGCAATATCGTAGACACGTTTTTTAAATAACTGCAAAACATCTGGAGTGATGCCTTCAATGCCGAATCTAGCAAAATCTGGTTTAAAACGAATGAGTGTATATGGTTTTGATTTACTGCTCGTAATAGTGGGCGGTTGAACTATATCCAAATTGTTTGAAAATTTTTGCACGTATTTTTTTCCGCGAATATGGTCAACTGTTTCTATAGAACATTCAGTTGACCATATGAAAACTATTTTTACACCATAACCATTTTTTCCACCGATGATTGTTTTTGCTTTTGTATAGTTGGTGGAACTACGCAATTGCGCAAAAATCATTTCGGGAATCCAGACATTGTAGGTTGGATGTAAAACAACGTCAATGCCGTTCCCATTATTCATCATAACAATGGTTCCGTCTGATTCTACATTAACAGAAATTTCGGTTACTGGAAGATTTTTTACTGGATTTTCGGTTTTCATCCTTTCAACATGGTCTCGGCAATTAACGATTCCTTCATCAACCAATTTAAAGAATCCAGGAATATAATCAATCGTTTTTTCTTCTATCCTTTGCGTCTCATCGTTAAATATCCACATTTTGGAGGAAACGAGTTCTACGCTTCCCATATAGGTATCTGGTTTTTGGAGAATATGCTCCTTATCGGTCATCTGTTGATATTTGGTTTCTAACTCCATTTGTGCTTTTAAATATAATTCACGAATAATATTTAAATCAATTTTTTTTTGATTTACGTCTTGGTTTTCGCTTTGGTTTTCGCTTTGATTTTATCTTCCTTGACTTAGGGTTTGTTTTTCTTTTTCCTCCGGTTGTAGGCTTGTTTGTGGGCGCTATAGGCTTGTCTTTTGGCGCGGTATCCTCTTTTTTACCTAACATATTCGCAATTTTAGTAAAAAGACTTGGTTTAACTTCAGTTGTACCAGTTGCACCAGTCACGCCTGCACTCACTTTATTTTCTTCCATCTCTTTTGTTGCGCACGTTGCTGCAGTTTTTTTACAAGTTTCAACGCATTCGTCTTTCTGTTTTACACATTTGTCCTCTGATAAAATGGGTTTAACTTTTGGTTCATCTTTTGGAACAACTGTTGGATTTTTTGGCACATCCCCTCCTTTGAGATATTTTTTAGTTCTCATATAATATAGCAATATATATGTTTCCTGGATTTAAGCTTCGTTGTAAAAGAAAGGGGGCGGAAGGCCATTGTTTAATAGAGAAGTCAAATCGTTTAGGAAGTGGATATTTGTTTCCTAATTATTCTAATAATTTAAGAAAAATAAATCTAGTGAAAAGCAATAAAGGAAAAATTGTATTTGGTATGAATAATATGCCTATATTATTAAACAGTTATTCGAGTGCGGAAGGAAGTCCAGGAGGTTATATGACTTCTCCTAAAAACAAATTTTAAATAAATAATTTTCTATAATTAAGTTATAATGGGACATTCAAGAAGTGCTGATGGACTTTATCATATTCATGGTCATACGTTTGAAATGTTGGTTGGGTCAAGGGCGCAAGTATTGCACGGAACTGCGTATAAAACATCTGGTGGATTAACAAAGGCCGATTTACTGCAAAATAAAAACGGTCGCATTGTTTCTAAAAGTAAACATAATTTTGAAAAGAGAACAAAACGCCTATTGCGACATGGATACGGCACCAAAAAGGGTCATTTTGGATATGTTAGAATTGGCCACAAATCACACAAATCACATAGACGTCATAAACGAGGTGGGACAACATCAGTCATGAATACCGCAAATATGGGCAATTTGGCATCTGGATTGAAGGCGATGCATCATGCAAAAACTGCCACGTCAACCCCAACCACAACCACCACCGGAACTGCAACCAAGCATGGAGGCAATTGTGGATTAATGAGAGGGGGTTATTCGCCACCTCTTACCCCATTAACAAACATAAATGATTCAGGTAGAATAAATTTTGTCCCACAAAAATGGGGCCCAGAAGCAAGAGCAACCAATGCTGCCGCAGGCGGAGGTAAAAGATTTAGAGGCGGATATTCTTCGCCATCGGCTTCATATGCAGGAGTCAACTCAAGTTATATGATTAAAGGAGTAAATGGTCCTGGAATAATTTCCCCTGAAGCGAGAGCAACACATGCTGCGGCAGGTGGAGGCAAACGCAGATTTAGAGGAGGTTATTCTCCACCATCAGCTTCTTATGCAAATTATGGGCAAAGTGGAGGTTATTCCCCTCCGTCGGGGTCTTATGCAGGGGTCAATTCCCCCACAATGATTAAAGGGGTTGTCCCACAAGTAAAAGGTCCATTGGATATGGCTCTGGGAGCCGGTTTATAAAATACACAATAAAAATAATTTAAATAAAAAACAAAGAATTTATAAATGTCTAACAATCCGGCTTTTGTAGAAAGTAATGTTTTAACTATCCAAACTGTTCAAATATCTCCATTTCGCACACTTATGACAGCATTAAAGGATATTTTGGTTGAAACAAATATTACATTTCAACCCGAAGGTATCAAAATTATAAATATGGACAAATCCCATACAATTTTAGCTCATTTGAAGTTGGATGCCAAAAATTTTGAATTTTACGATTGTAAAAAGGATAAAATCATTATTGGTGTAAACATGTTCCATCTGTTTAAGTTAATAAATTCTATAGATAACGATGATACTTTAACTATTTATATAGAAAAAAATGATTACGTAGACGGCGTTGTGTCTTACTTGTCTTTGAAATTTGAAAATGGTGATATAAGGCAATGTAAGACACAGAAGCTGCGTTTGATTGAACCTGATATGGAAGAGCTGGCTTATCCAGATGTTAATTTTTCATCTATTATTAATTTGCCATCCAGCGATTTTCAAAAAATTGTGCGCGATTTGTCATGTATTTCTGATAAATTGGAAATCAAATCAGTTGGAAATGAACTTATTTTTAAATGTCAAGGAACATTTGCATCCGCAGAAATCCAGCGCGCAGAAACAGATGGAAGTATGGAATTTATTTTAAAACAAGATGTTGCAAAAGTGATTCAGGGAGAATTTTCACTGAAAAATTTGGGCTATTTTATTAAATGTACAAATTTGTGTCAACAAATTGAAATATATTTAGAAAATGATTTGCCACTTGTAGTAAAATATAATGTAGCTAGTTTAGGTGTTATTTATTTGGCGTTGGCGCCTTTACCCAGTGTCTAAATATTTGTTGGTTTTTTTTTCTTCTATAAGAGTATATGGAAAAAAAATGTTGAAGCAATAAGTGTATTAGGAGCATTAAGCACATTAAAAATAAAACAAATATCTTCAGTAAATCAATATATCAGCGCTGCGATATATGCGGATGCCAAACCGCCCATACCACCAACCACAACAATTACACAAACCTACGCCTATAGTCCTGCGTGGTATTTCAAGAACTCATTTGCAACAAATAACAAAATTAACTGGTATATCGGTGCAGATATCGGTGCTACGGTTGCTGACGTGTGGGGGCTTTATATGGGCATGTTTAATGGTGCAAATACAAGCAATGACAATTGCCCTTTCATCACTTTTTACACTCAACCGCAAGCAGGAGATCCAACATTTTACCACAGTAAAAGAACATATATATTTAACCAAACATTTACACCAGTCGCCAATACAAGATATCTAATGTTTCAAAATATGACAGGAACATGCCCAACGCCATTCCATTACGGAGCTAATCTTAATAATATGCAATTGTCGCCAGTTGCGGGTTCAAATGTTGGCCCATTTTTACCAACCGAGTTGGTATTGGCATTCGCAATTGGGACTAATTCTGCGGCGGCATTAAATGCTGTGGAATTTGCTACTAATAAATTCGGAATCATGACAGCAAACGGAACACAAGAGTTATTATTCATACCAAGCACTTAAATACTCTTTAAAAATAATAAAATAAAAAATATTTCATTATATATGCCTCAAGTATACGGAAAATTTAAAAATGGTATAAATGGCCCAGGTTCAAATTATATATTTGCAAAAGGAACTGGAAATATTTCTAGAGGAACAAATTCAATTTCGTTAACAACTATTGCGTCTAATAATATAAGTATTAATAGTAGTGGGTTCACCCCTACTTTAAGTGGTGTATATAAATTAGATGTTTCCATATATTTTGAATTCACGGGACTGAGTTCATCTGGGTCAACTGCATACAGTTCGGTTGTTATTCAAATAAATAACAGTGACACTTACAAACAAACTTATAAATTTCATCCATTAAATAGTTCATCTACGGGTTATACGGTTGTATATACATGTATTATTCCATTAACTTCCAGTTCAAATAACAATGTAAATTATACTATTACAAATAGTGGAAGTTCAAGTTTAGGAACATATTCTGCAACTTTTTCTCTTTTTAGATTAATTTAATATTATAATATATGAAGTGTAGGCAATGGAATATTTATGATTCTTATCGCGAACTTTTAAATTCTAAAACAGGGCCGCAGGGTGGCATAGGATTACAAGGCCCACCTGGCCCTACAGGAAGCGAAGGCCCTGCTGGACCCACTGGAAGTGAAGGACCACAAGGCCCTGCTGGACCCGCTGGAAGTGAAGGACCGGTTGGACCCGCTGGAAGTGAAGGACCGGTTGGACCCGCTGGAAGTGAAGGACCACAAGGGCCTGCTGGACCAAATGGAGATGGTGAATTATATACTTTAACAACAACTTTTGAATCATCTCAATCTTCGTCATATTGTAGTGTTATAGATGGTAGTGATATATCATTATTTATTCTAATAAAAAATCTTACAGATGTAAGTGGAAATACAGCAACACAATTTGTAATTAGTACAAATACAAGCCCAATAAAATTAGAGGTTGCTTCTTCTATTAGTTATCAAATTTTTGAATGGGTGTGGACATCTAATACCACAGTTGGGCCATTAACAAATCCGTCTTTAAATATCGGGGTATACAACCAGACTACAAATAGTATAATTCCTGCAACAGTGACTTTAACCAGTACTACGAATACAAAATTATCAATTAGTATAGAGCATTCGTATATCACTCAACCTAGTACACTTATTTGGAATTTTCAAACATATACCGCATATTTAACATAAATTATAATATATGAAGTGTCACATGAAAATTTAGCTATTTCATTAACAAATAACAGTATTGATTTGAGCAAGATTACGAATATAATAGATTCCGATGGCAATACAGGCGAAGCAAATCAAGTATTAGTAATGACCGCATCAGGAATTAAATGGAAAAATGCTAAATCTGGAACCCTCCCTGGAAATATTACATTTTATTAAAATTCTTTAAAATATTTTATTAATATATGAGAAAAACTCCTTGTAGAACAGGGATTAGAGGTCCTCCAGGTGAAAGAGGGCCACAAGGTCATCATGGTCCTCCGGGCGAAAGAGGTCCCCGCGGAGAAAGAGGTCCAGAAGGTTCTTCGCATTGTCATACAACAATAAGTAAATTCTTGTATCCATCACATTTAATTTATAATAGTGATGTTTTTCCCGATTTAAATTCTCTTGATACTCATTTTTTATTATTATACAATGTTTACCCTCAAAATGGATGGAAATTCAATCAAGGAACATTAATATTTCCAGTTAGACCAAATACAGAATTTGATGAAATTAAAGGCGTTGTTGTCAATTTTCATTCAACGACTGCCACAGAATTATTTAGTATAAATATAAATACCATTTATCATTCTGTTTCATATAATTCTGAGCATGGTTTGCAATTAGGAAAAACATACCAAGCATCCACTTTAAATCGCTGTGATTATGTTTATGATGAAGAATATATACTTATGCATACACCAACACATATAAATTGCGAAGAAACTGTAAAAAATATTACAATTGATGGAAACGGGGAAATAATTGTTTCAAGTGTAACTATTGTTTATGTAAATAGTACAGTTACATTTTATTTAATGCCTCGCTAAAAATACTATTTTTTGGTAAAAAAAATAATATTAGGTAAGAATATAATGTCTCGCCCAGAACCAGCAGCACGCGCTTTTAAGTTGTACGAAGATACCGCCGGCAATGTATTTGTTAACCACTTACAAGCAAATACCGTAAATGCTTACGGTAATGTAGGAATTACTGGAGCAACCTCTGTAAGTATTCATGCAACCAATACTGATGTTGTTGGTAATATTGGTGTTACTGGAGCAACCTCTGTAAGTATTCATGCAACCAATACTGATGTTGTTGGCAATGTCGGGGTTACCGGAGCTGTAACCATTATTGGCGAAACCGATATTACTGGAAAAGTATCGCTAGTTGGAGATGTAGATATTACTGGAGCAACTTCAGTAAGTATCCATGCAACCAAAACCGATGTTGTTGGTAATGTGGGTATTACCGGAAATGTAGATGTCTCGGGAGATATCAACATTAAAGGGGGAGACCTTATTTTAAATGATATAAGTCTTGGGCAGTATGTGTCAAGTACATATAAACCATTATTTGTAAACACTAGGCAATATAACCCGGATAGCGCGGGTTTGGCAGGACAAGCCGAGGCACCGGGTTCTATAAATGTATTATTTAGACAAGACCAAGAACCGTATTATACAAATAATTTCTTGTCTGGATGGGCGTATAATAGTAGTGTTAAAACCGGAACAGGTGGAAAAATAAATTGGTATTTTCCCCCAGGCTCTCAAATATCAACTGTGGCGAACTTTAAAGGTTTTAATGTAAACATACAAGGTTACTCAAATAAACCACCTTTTGTTGTTGTATATACTAAACCAACTGGAACAAATGATTCTTACCCTGGTTTTTATAAAAGTTGCAGGACTTATGTAGCAAGTAATTTAACCCAAGATTTTTCCACTTTAAAATACAACGGAACACAATTGAGTTATAATTATTCGTTGACACACGATGATTATTCGCCAAGTTTAGTATCCGGGTATATTCCCATTGAGACAACAGTAGACCCTTCCACAAGTCATGGTGATTTTCACGATAACGAAGAAATATTGGCATATACTCTTCAAACAGGAAGCGGCGAGACGGGTTACGCGTTTATAGCAAATTCATTCACTTTTACAGAAACTCAAACACAAGGTGCGCATGTAACCGAAACAACATTCCTGGGACTTTTGCCAACTGTCTAATAAGTTGGAACGTGTTTTTTAAATATACACCCATTTGGGGATAAGTTTTTAATTTCGTTGGTGACAACGAGAGGGTTTTGATTATCACAATTTTCCATCCAAATTTTGATAATACAAAAATTCTTTTTGGGAGAAATGGTTATTCCAGAAATAGCATCAATGAATTTGCTTTCGCTGCTAATAGACCTACCCACTAACACATATGTCAAATCTTTCCAAACATCCACTACAAATTTATTGCTCACCTTGTAAGAAAAACACCCCCCGTTCCGATTTTTTGAATCTTCCCATATAGGAAGAATGTCGTCTTTCATAAGAAAGAGCATGCAATTTTTAATAATATTTTCAGGCAATGTCTCTGTAATCGCAATTGTTCCCTCTACATTTGTAAAATTGCAAATCTTATTATAGCTAGTTACAGACCAGTCATTGTCCTGAGGATAATGTGACCATAAAGACCAACTATTTTCCAAAGACATTTTAAACTATAATTTAAAATATCTTTAAATATTAAAAATGAGTAAATTTGTGTTTACGCGTCATTTATTTTCTTGCAATAATTCTCATAAAAAAGACGGCAATTGGAGCAGATATAAAGAGCCAATGATATCATCGCTGGGTATTATTACCGGACTTTTATTGGATAAAGGAGTAAAAACATCAGATGTTTTTGTATCTTGTTTAATACGAACGTGGTTAACTGCCATTATATTGTATTTACCGGATGCACCGGATGACCAAGCGTTTAATTTATATGTATCTCCTTTTATAAAAGAAAAACATAGCGATTTTGGTCTTGGTTTGGATAAAGGAAATACGCCTTTATATTCAATAAGACAACAAATGCATATGTTAGAATATTTTTATAGCGAGTTAGCTAAATTAAGAATTAGTCCTTGGTTAACTAAAATAGGAAAAGATGTGAAAAAAATACAAGATAAAATAAATACAATATTGCGAAAAAGAAAATCGGTTGTAATACATTATTTTTCAGATGATATGACTAATGTGAAAGATGAAAGTTACGGAACTCAGTTATATTATTCAAAAATAAATATAAAAGACTGTTCACAAAAGAATATTGTTTTTGATTTACGAAGTGGGTTCTCATACAAAAGTAATGGGGGTAGTATATATCCATATTCTGTCAAAAAGGTTGAAAGTAAGACGAATTTTAAATCAAGAGAATTGGGGGAAATAGATTATAAAGATTCAGTGGTTTCTTTGCCAACAAACTTTAGATATAATAGTTATCACAAAAACGGGTTTTTTCTTTTCATGGAATTTATAAAAATGAAAATTGTATTACAAACTTATTATGTTGTAACTCATTCTAAATTAATGGAAAATTTTTTGAAACTTTTACTAAAAGAAAAAAAATTTAATGCTTTAAATAGCTCTGCAATAAATTTTGAAGATATATATCATAGTATAGAACAAACAAATGCATGCGACCTTACTTTTCAACTATTAGACTCTACTATAAATAATGCAAAAAAATACATGGTGTTTTATACATCTGGCGTACCTTCTTTTGAAAAATATGACAAATATAAATCTATTGAAGGGTTTCCGAATTTTGACAAAACCCCATGTGATTATACTAATTCCACATTTAAAGAAACATACAAAGAATACGTTGCGGAAGAGGCCCCCACATTAACCAAATTAAACAATCAAATAACTAGGAAATTTAATAATTTTACAGATTGGTTTAAAACAAGAAAATCTGGGGGCAAGCGTCTAAGACGGAAACGGTCTTTTCGCCGATAATAATTTCTTGTGTAGAATTTAATTGTACAATATTTACATCGCTCGTAATAATCTGCAAGGTATAACTAAAATTTTTAAAGTCTCCGACACTCACATCCATATTTTTCAACAAATAATAAATAAATTTCCTGTCAATTTTATTCCCTACAATCATATAATTATAATTTTTTGTATCTAATTGAATGTCAATTAATTTGTTATTGTAGTAAACTACAAAAGACAAAAAGGAAACAGAGGACACAATATAATCGCCAATTTCATCCACATTATTGTAAATAATTTTATAATTCATCCATTTTTTTTCTTTGCGGTAATCATTGCGCAAAATAAAGTCATATGTTTCCGGTTCAATCAATTTTATCATATCTAATTGGGGTTTTAAACTTTTATACACTAAAATAGGGTTGCCGTCTTCTACAAACATATATTGTTGTACAGGTGGTTGCGTAGGATAATGATATTGTAAAAAATCGGATACGCCCTGTGTCATTTTTTTTACTATTTTAACATTCAAAAAAGAATTTATATTTTTTTCTACAAATAGTTCAATGCATGAAAAAATGTAAATAGATTGATAAACGCCATTAAATATAATTTCTAAAAAATTCATTTTATAGATTATACAATAATTTTTAAATAAAAATTTAACATATTGTTTCAGAAGAATAAGAAGGTAAAAGAACAATATTGCCTCTCAACACTTCCCAATTTTGTGTGGTCTGAGTATAACATGCAGGTGTATAAGAAGTTTCTACAGAAGATGGTTGGACAGATTGTGGGTTGCCATTTATATTTGCGCCAAATACATATAAAAGAATTCCAACTGAGACCGCCATAAAAATAAAAGGTAACAAAACAATTACCCAAGATACAAAACTTAAACCGGCGCCACATAACATATTTAATAAAAATGTGACAACAATCATTATACCAAGTTTTAATAAAGCCGGGTTTATCAATCCATTGAAAGAATCAATAAATATTTGTATTAAACTAAATATCAAATAAATAAATGCAGGTGGACAAAGATTCATTTATTTAACGCAATATAAAATTTCAACAAGTTTTAAATAAGTATAATAATCATTATTTTTTTATTTTATTAAAATAATGGATTATAAATCAATAGTTATGTCACAGACAAATTATTCGGAAGAAGAAGCAGTTCTTTTACTGGAAAAACATGACAATGATTATATGAAAATAATACGCGATTATTTAGGATTTATACCTAAAAAAGAGGAAATAAAATCAGTGAATCAAGAAATATATAAATTAATCCGCAAACAAATAGATATTACTGATTATAATTTAAAAAACGAACAAAAGTTTATAGATTAAAACCTTTATACAGTATATGAAAACAAGAAAGAATACGATAAGTTTAAAAAATGATTTTTATACATTTGTGAATAAAAAATGGATACGCGATTCAAAAATAGCCAAGGATGAGATAGTAAATGATAATTTTGTAAAATTAAACAATATCGTTGAAGAACAATTGAAAACAATAATTTTGAAAGATACTAATAAAAACGTAAAAAATATTTATCATTCTTCCATGTCTTGGAATGATAAAAAGGTGGAGGCAACCATTTTTGAATTATTAAATGAAATGAAAAGAATAAAAGAAACAAATGACATTTATAAATTTCTAGCATTTTTAATTTTAAATAGCATTGAAAATGTATTTGAATTAAATATTGAACAATCTATTTATAATCCAAAACAAAAAATTGTTACTATTAGTGCTCAATCACAAACATTTTCTACAATAGATTATTATACTGAAAAAAAATATAAAAAAAATATTATTCATTTTAAGATATTTATAAGTAAATATTTTTCTGTTTTAAATGAAACATGTGATGCTCAGCATATTTTAGATATTGAAAAATATTTTGTGGAAAATACAGAATCAAAAACATTCATGAGAATTACGGAAAATGTTTATAATGAAAAAAATACAATGACGAATGAAGAATCTATGAAACATTGTGGTTTAAATTGGAATTTATTATTAAGTTATTTAAATTTTAAAACAATGCCGCATAAAATAGTATTAAAACAGCCCAAGTTTATTAAACGAGCAATGTTTTATTTATCAACACATTGGAATAGCCCTTTTTTTGAAAGTTATTGGACGTACAAGCTTTTTTTAAAAGCTAGAACCTTTCATAGTAAATTACATGAGCTGGGATTTTTGTTTTTTGGAAAAATTTTATACAATGTTCAAAAAAAGCCGTCCCTTTCGGATTTAATGTTGGAAAATATGAAATTATGCATGAATTTTCATTTAAACAAAAAATATATAGAAACCACCAAAACATCACCGCAAATTTGTGAATATCTTTTGAAAATGGCCAAAAAAATACTTGTAAAACGTCTAAATGATAATCAATGGCTTGAGCCTTCTACAATAAAAAAAGCTATTATAAAAGTAGAAAAGATAAAAGTATATATTGGACATAAACCAAGGATAGATAAAGAGAATAATATACAGTTTGTGCCTGATAATATGTTCCAGAATTATATTAATTTTGTGAGATGGTTTTCTTTAGATAATATTAAAAAAATCAAGTCCAATATTTTTCCGGACATTCATTATTTGGGAGATATGGATAGCTATGATGTAAATGCAAACTATTCAGAGTTGAGTAATAGTATTTTTATACCTAGTGGAATTATTCAGCCTCCCTTTATAGACACAAATAAGTCATTTATATACAACTTGGCCTTTTTGGGAATTATTATATGCCATGAATTAATTCATGCATTGGACGATGAAGGTTGCAAATACGATGAAAATGGTGTTTATAAAAATTGGTGGACAAAAAAAGATAAGAAACAATATAAAGAAATTGAAAAAGCGGTCATCAATTTGTTTGAACATTTTTCTAAAAATACAGGTGAAATAGAAGAATTAAAATTGGGAGAAAACATCGCGGATATAGGAAGCATGGCTATAACAGAAGAAATACTAGAACATTATTTAAATGAAAATAATGTTATTGATAAAACTCCGTATTTTAAACAATTCTACTGTTTATACGCGACGTTATATAAAAAGAAAAATTATAAATCATTTTATGAGATAGTAAACCGGGATTATCATAGTTATTCAAAATATAGAGTCAATTGTGTTTTGGCAAATTCTACAAGGTTCAAAGATTGTTTTGGTATAACCCCCAAAGATAAAATGTACTATTACAATAAATTAACTCAATCTATTTGGTAACGAATCAAGTAACAAGAAAAGTAAAGAAGAATTACAAATAATTTTTATATAATTTGCTCTATATAAAAACCGGCGTTTGAAATGTTAAAAGGTGTAAATAATCCTTGACTTTCTTTGCGTACATTTATATTATATTAGAATGTGTTTAATATTTTAAAAAATTAGATGGGAATGGTGTTTATATTTTTATTTTTTACCTAAAATATTACCATATCTTTGTTTAATATTGGAAGAAGGTATCAATTTGGTATTTAATATAAATTCGTCATTGTCTTCATGTAATTCGGGAAGTGAACGCGAAAGCGGCTTCTCAGTAATGACAAACAGCTTGTTTGATTTATATAAATTTCTATATTCTTCAATTGTTAAATTTCCAAAATATTTATCAAGAAGATAATAAGGCGATGGAGCAGGTTTTATATTTTTTGTATAATTATATATTTTTCCATAAACATTATTCATTAAATAATATCTTTCAAATTTTGTACTATTATCTATATTTTCAGACATGAGATAAGCTGCTCCGCATTCCGGGGAACAAAAACATCCATATGATTCATACGCACCTTTGTGAAAAAATTTGGGTATATAAATGATTGGATTTGAAAATGCAAAAGTACACCAAAAACATGCCGATTTTTTTTCATAAACATCATTATTGCGTAAAGTGTGTTTTAATTGTTTTATTTTTTTCCATATTATCTTATTATCAATATCATTAACCGGGTCTGACATCTGCATAGCTGTATTTTTTACTTCAATATTTTCAATTTCTTCGTACTCTAGTTCTTTTTTATTTGTAAAATGAAAAGTATCCAAAAATTCATTCATTTCTGTCAAATCTTCAACCGAACATTTCAAGTGGACAATAATATTTGGCAATTTATTTTCGTGAACAGTAGGACAAGTTATTTTGGTAATTATTTTCCCCCCCTTTGGCTTTCTTCCGCGTTTCTTGGGAACTTCTTTTTCCACATCAGGTTTTATTTCATTTTTAGATTTTCTTCCTCTTTTTTTTGGTTCTATGTCAGTCATAAAATATTATATAAATAGAAGTTTATATTGTTTTTAAAATACTTTTAACTAAATATATATAAAAAGTAATTTAAATAAAAAAGAAAAATATCAATATGTCAACAATCCCTTGGGTAGAAAAATATCGTCCAAATAATTTAGATAATGTTGTATTGTCTGATACAAATAAAAATATTATATATAACATAATAAAAAAAAATTATTTTCCCAACATTCTTTTTTATGGGCCGCCTGGGACAGGTAAGACGACCACTATTATTAATCTTTTGAATGCATATCAAAAAAAATATGAACAAGTGAACAAAGAATTAATTATTCATTTAAATGCGTCTGATGAAAGAGGTATAGATATCATACGGAATCAGATACAACAATTTATAAATTCCAAAAACATGTTTAATAAAGGAATGAAATTTGTTATTTTAGATGAGGTGGATTATATGACAAAGGTGGCACAACAAGCATTGCGTCATTTAATGCAAAATTATAATAATAATGTAAGATTTTGTTTGATATGTAATTATATAAGTAAAATAGATGAAAATCTTCAAAATGAGTTTTTAAGATTAAGGGTCAATGAACTTCCTAAGCAACAAGTTATTTATTTTTTGGAAAACATTGTAAAAAAGGAAAAAATTAAAGTGTCAAAAGAAAAAATTTATCAGATTCAACATTTTTACAAATCCGATATAAGGAGTATGGTAAATTTTTTGCAATCAAATCAAGATGAATGTGGTGTAATTAATAATGATTTATGGGAAATGTTATTAAATATTATAAAACAATCTAGTGAAAAAGAAATTAATCATAAAATAAACGAAATTACAATTAATTATAATATTGATAAGAAAAATATTATAAAAGAGTTTTTTAATTTTTTAATTATAGAACATAAAGAATATATTACATCTGAATTTTTAGATTTTATAGAGAATATCATTCATTCTAATGAAATAAAGACAAATTATTTAGTCAATTATTTTATTGAAGGTATGAAAAAAATACTTATATCAGTGTAAAGGTTGTGTAAAGATTTAAAAATATCTCATAATTTGTCTATAATGCTGCTAGATTTTGACTTTGACCCACCAATACAAACTGTTAGATTAAATACTTGTAAAACTCAATTTGAATTGGAACAAGAACTAATTGAAATTGAGTATATAGCTTTACGAACGGAAAAGATGATAAAGGAAATGGAGGAAGAAATAAAAGAAAAGGATACAAGGATTCAAAAGTTGGAGAAGGAAATTTTACAAATTCAAAAGATAGTAACAAAAAAGAGTGAAGGGTTAAAAAAGAAAAATGAAACAATACAAACATTGAAAAAGGAATTGAAAGAAAATGACGAAACAATTCAAACCATGAAAAAAGAATTGGAAGAAAAAGATAAAATAGTAAAGAATAATGAAACAAAAATTCAATTATTGGAAAGAGTAGATATTCCAGAAGAAGTCGCGGGAGAATATCACAGTTTTATAAATAATGCAATGAAAGATAGCCCGGCCTCTCCTTATAATAGATTATGGTTATTCAAAGAAATAGCAAAAGGTATAGAGAATGGGGAATATTTGGTCCATTATACTAGCCAGCCTGTATACTTTATGATAACAAATATGGGAAAATTTATTTACTATGACCAGAGAGAATTTGAATACAGAGAGGGGTTTGTTCACGATTTCAAAAAATTACTAACTAAAACAGATTTGAAAATAATTCTAAGCGGCTTTAATGATGCGTTAACAAGAGAATATCCTGGGGCATGGGGGTACTCTCATCACCGACAAACTTTGCACACTGATAAAATAAAAGGCGTCAATAGACAATTTAAAATAATAGAAAAATTACTCACATAAATAAAAATTGAAAGATTATTTATATTAAACTACTTAAATATATTCCGTTTTATATTAAAGAATGTTTGACATTGACGACGAATGGGAAAATTTCATGAAAGGAGGGAAGAGCATCGCTGTAGAAGAAACTATCAAAACGTCGGATGATATGCCAGAGCCCTCTGATATTTATATATCCACAAAATCCAAGATAGGGTTTTTAAATCACGCGATAGATATCAAGAGGGTTTTTTGGGATATCGCAATCATTCCTTATTGGAAAGCAGAAGAAGGTATCATAAAAAAGCAAATCAAGCTTGTGTCCGAGAACTCGTCCGAATTGGAAGAAATTGAGAAAAAGATAAAAGATTATGAATGTGTAGACCAACAGGTTATAACGCACCTAGACAATCCAGAAGGAAGAATCAAGTTCAAGGACATACGTAAGGTAAGTATAGGTATTTCCAAGAAAGATATTTTAAGCTACCACTCAAAAAAGAAGAGCGCCTTTTACAATTGTTTTGTGATGATTATGCGAATCAAATTTGAAGGATTGTTTCGTGAGATACATGTAAAAATTTTCAATACTGGTAAGTTGGAAATACCGGGAATACAAAACGATGCCATTTATACATATGTATTGGAGAAAATCAGCGAACTTTTGCTTCCTCTGCAAGAGTTTCAGGACCTGCAATGCAATGAAGTGAGTGAAACTATCCTAATCAACTCCAATTTCTCCGTAGGGTTCTACATTAACCGCGAAACTCTTTATCGCATTTTCAAAGACAAATATAATATAGAGTGTATTTACGATTCCTGTTCTTATCCTGGGATACAATGTAAATACTATTATCCAAGTAATCTTATTACTTGCGAAGACGATGCCATTATAGAGACATTAACCGGACAGAATATAGGCGAAAATTTGATAAGCGTATCTTTCATGGTATTTCGCACCGGTAGTATATTAATTGTAGGAAAGTGCAGCGAGAAGATTTTAAGGCATATTTATTCTTTCCTGAAAATAATCTTCAAGGAAGAATATCAGAATATTTTGCAGAATGATGTTGTAGTAATAAAGGAAAAAACAAAAAAAGTGAGGAAAAAGGTTATTTGTGTAAATATTTAATTCGTTAAAATAATATAAAGATTTACTAAACGTTAATATTATGACAGATAAGAGAACACCAGCCATTGCAACTTTGCAACATATTACAAAATTATCTATATCAGAAGACAAGCCCGTTTTATTTGATTATTGGCTTTCTTCCTTGGAAAAGAAGGCATTGATTGGTGTGCGTGAAAATGGGGATAAATTATTGGTGAAAAGTTCGGATGAATATACGAGTCCTATTGCAAAATTTTATAAAAGTGAAAACGACTTCATTATAGTGACGGAAAATTCTATCTATATAGTGAGTGCTGATATCCCTACCAAGAAAATTTCTTAAATTTAAATTTTATAGCACCAATATTAAATTTAAATTTTTATATCAAGATTGATTGCATTTTCTGTTTTTTTACTTTTGTATTTAGAAAACTCGGGGCGTTTTAATTGATTGTGTGGTGTATGGTTATGCACCGTTCTTGCAATCATTTTGTATAATTTAAAATTGGGATATCTTTCTTCTCCATTTTTCTTATACAAAACATTTAGTCCATTATCATCACTGCACCACTCATCTACCAATTTTGCAACATTTTTGAATTTACTTGGGAAAAAATTATCCCACATAGAACATGCCAACCGACATATATCAAAACTATAATTGGGGTCTATGCGTCTTTTATTTGGATTCATATAAGGTTCCGTATTATACTGTGTTGCAGCATCTCCGCTTGGTTGGAAGCTGTTACTGCAAAATATTTTGCCATTAACTTTGTAAATACTCCTTCCAAAATCAATTATTTTAAATATTCTTCCATATGTAGGAACCTTGTAATATATACCTTTGTAACAATAATTCAAATACTTTTCCTTGGTAGGAATAAACATTATATTATTTGTATGAAGGTCATTGTGTGTAAATTCAAATACATCTTGAAATACAATTAATGACATGATTATTTGAAAAAAACAAGCAAACCATTCATCTTCGCTAGTAATTTTTTTATTTGTAATAAGATTATCTAGTGTATCTTCGCAATGTTCAAGACATGTTATTTGAACAATATATTTATCAAAAGTAACATTTATATTTTCACAAAAAGAAAACTCGCTTGAATAAGCTGATTCAGAATCATGCTCCGACCCCGACCCCGACCCCGAGCCGGTATGCGATGACCTTGAGGAACATGAGCTGTCTGAAAAAACCTCTTGTCTCTCTATCTCGGTTTCTGGTTCAGTTACTTCGGCTTCAACCTCGGGTTCGTCTTCGGGTTCAGTTAATTCATGTTCAACCAATTCGGTTGAAATTATCTCATTTTCAGATAGTTGTATTTCATTTAAATCATCAAAATCAATAGTTGCGTCTACATCTTCAATATTTAACAAGGGCTTATCATCCATTTTGAATAATTTGTTTTTATTTTTCATAAAAAAATCAGATTCTGCATAATATTCAATATCTTCGCCGATATTCAATTTGAAATCTTTTATTAATGATAAAAAAGACCCGTAATAATCCAATGCATTTACAAAATGATACTGGTGTAATAATTGACTTGATAAAAATGAAAAAAGACTATCAATATATGAGATATTATTAATATCATAAAAATTTGCATGCCCTTTTTCTTCCACACTTGGTAATTTATAAAAATCTTCATCCGTTAATTTATATTTTCCTACTAAAAACTTGGATGCTTCAATCACAGGAATTAATTTCAAAAATGTTTTGGTTTTTTTTGTTTCTTTTCCGTCTGACACCCGTATAGAAAATATTTTTTCAGCAAATTCAACGTCATTACTTGAATCCATTGCCGTTTCATCTTCAATATGAGTAATAAAATATTTATGGTTTAGGTTAATGTTTTGGTTCTCTTTGAAGTTAAAAAATTCCTTATATATAGGTATATAGTTTTGTACTTCTTGAATATTCAACTTTTTTAATTCCTTGAATTTCTTGAACAATTCCTTGTTTTTTCGTTTTTCGTAGTCAACAATTTTCATTTATTGAGATATATATTTTTAATTTTTTATTCTGAACTTATTGAATTTTTAAAGTGATATCGTTTTCCTCTTTTTACGTTTAAGTCTTCGTTTAGACCTACGTTTGTTTTTACCTAACCCATTTAATTTCATTAATTCATTTATCATTTTATAAGTTTCGTTAAACTTTGAAATACTTCGTTCAAACTCCGGAATCTTTGCTTGATTTTCAGGAGTTAACATATTAAAAAATTCAGGATATGTATGATGGTCATCTAAAAATACGATTTTTTCATCATCTATGTTTTCCAAAGTAAATTTGAATTCTTTAATTTCCTTCAAACCCCTGTCCAAAAGCGATTTTACCTCTTTTATATAATTTATTTCAGAAGGATCTCCTATGCTATTATTCAATTCGCTACTTGTTACTTCTACGTGTGAGCCAGTAAACAGGGCTAACATTTTATATGTTTTCACAAACAATTTATTAAATTGGTCTCTTTGAACAGCAAGATCGGGGTCCATATATATATAAATTATTTAAAGTATGCAAATACACTCTAATCTATATATTTTTATTTCTAGTTATACGCGCTTTGATTTTCGTTTTGACTTGCTATTTGATTTTCGTTTTAACTTGCTATTTGATTTTCGTTTTGACTTGCTATTTGATTTTCGTTTTAACTTGCTATTTGATTTTCGTTTTAACTTGCTATTTGATTTTCGTTTTGACTTTGCTTTTCGGCCATTCGCATACCCCATCAAGTCGTCTAGCCAGGCATCTGGATCCAATTGGTATTGTTGGACACCTTGAAGACCTTGTTGAAGACCTTGTTGGTCTTGTTGCTCATGTATGCAAGCAAAATTATCTGATACAAGTTCATCAAAAGTATCTATTTTCCCTCTACAAAAAATTGCATATAATATTACTTCTCCATGACTAGAAAAAAAATTTAAAATAGATTCAAGCTCACATGTTCCTTTATAATCTATAATTGAATTTAATCCAATGTCAAATGCCCCGATATTTTCACTCCCATCAAACTCTATTTCATAATTTGAAACAATATTTCCTCCGGATATCCTTTCGTATGCATCATCCTCCCTCATAAATTTTACAGCATTTTGCAAATCTTCTCTATTTATAATATCGCATGTGCTATTAGCAGCTGCATAAAAAACAATAGTTATATTTGGAGGGACTTCTATTTCGGGATTTCTTTCACTTATTAATCCAGAGTGACCTGAAATTATATACTCCATAAATTATGAAAATATAAATTATTTGAATACGTTCGTTTAAATGAATCAAAATATTTTTATATGTTATATGACTTTAGAGTTGAAAAAGTTTGATATGAAATCCATTAGTTTCAAACCAAACGAGAGTAAAGGACCGGTGGTAGTGCTTATTGGGCGCCGTGACACAGGTAAATCTTTTTTAGTCAAAGATTTGTTATATTATCATCAAGATATACCAATTGGCTCTGTGGTGGCCGGGACGGAAGAAGGAAATGGTTTTTATGGAAAGATGGTACCCAAGTTATTTATCCACAATGAATACAATACAGCAATTATTGAAAATATTTTAAAGAGACAACGCAGTGTACTAAAACAAATTAAGAAAGAAATAGAGTCTTATAAAAGGTCAACCATTGACCCGCGTACCTTTGTCATCCTTGATGATTGTTTATATGATGCCACATGGACTCGTGATAAAATGATGCGGTTGCTTTTCATGAACGGCAGACATTATAAAGTAATGCTCATCATCACCATGCAATACCCTCTGGGCGTCCCACCCACCCTCCGAACAAATATTGATTATGTATTTATTTTACGAGAACCTTATATTGCCAATCGTAAAAGAATATATGAGAATTATGCCGGAATGTTTCCCACATTTGAAAGTTTTTGTCAAATCATGGACCAATGCACGGAAAATTACGAATGTTTAGTGATAAACAATAATGTGAAATCTAACAAATTGACAGACCAGGTATTTTGGTACAAGGCGGAGAATCACAATGATTTTAAATTGGGTTCTAAAGAATTCTGGGAAATTTCCAAGAATATTAAATCAGATGACGAGGAAGAAAAGTATGACCCCAACAATACCAAAAAGCGAGGCCAAGGCCAAAAAATCAATGTAAGAAAAACAAAATGGTGAGTAATCCTACAAAAATACTATGGTAAGGAACCACAGATAAAACCACCAATAACAGTCATTCAATGAATTTATCGTAACGGCAAAAGGTAATTGCTCCCATTTTTTCAAGTTTTTTAAATTGTAATTTGCAGGCAGGACATACATGCCTAAGTGGAAGTCCTTTTCTAATGTGTTTGCATTTGGGACTACAGTATATATTATTACAAGAATCTGATACGTTAAGTGCATTAAAGTTGTCGAGTATTTCTTTTTCTGTTTTATTGAGATTTTTAAGTTCTGGCGTTTCGCTCCACATTTTCATGTATTTTTTTTTATATATTTCGGGGTATATATTGTTACAGAAATGATTACATTTATTTATTTCTGTTGAACCAATTTTTTTGGTGCCTCCTTTTCTTCCTTTTCTTCTGACACTCTTCATTATAATAGTAATATTTTTAAAACCCAGCACTATCCGTAAAAACAAGCGTTGCTTTATTTCCTAAATCTGTCCCCGATTCAATACCGCGAAACCCTATACGTTTACTCAAAAATTCAACAATATAGCAAGAAATAAAGACAACACATGAATCGCTTAATATTTCCTTCATCTCCTTTTCTTTTGATTTTGTAAACTTAAAAAGAACAACTCGTAGGATGAAAAATACAACAGTTAACCAGAATGCATAAGTAAGAATAGATTTCATGAAATTATGTTTTTTAATAAAAAGATAATTTTAACGTATTAACTCCCACGGTTCATTAAATCTACCTCTAGTAAATGGTATTTGGTTAGGGGGTGTTTGGATATGGGTGACATCCATGAAATCATCAACCCTTCCCAGTCTATTTGAGAATCCACTATTACTATTGTTTGACGAAACCACTGTATTTTTAATTGAAGACACGTCTCTCTGTGAGATAAGTTTAATACGGTTTTCTAATTCTTCCACCTTTCCTTGCAATTCTTTCACATTTACTTGCAATTTTCTAATTTCATTCAGTCTTGGTGTAAACATTCTGGGCCATCCTCCCCTTAATTTTCTACTTTTCATATACATTCATAAGATATTTTATTTACATATTTTGTGGGCTTATTCCATGTTTTTACAAAATCATCAAAAATTGTTGCCGTCGCCCCAACAACATGATTTACCGAAAAAGCAAAGTTGGGTTGCGAAGACATTTCAGAAGAATCAATATATTCTTCCGTTAGATTCATATAATTCTTAATTGTATAATCCTTGATTGTTTTTGCGCGATTCCGGTTCCACTTCACTTGTGCATTTTCTATTGTTCTCACATAATTTGTTCGCGTATGAAAAATGCCATTCTCAACATGAATCCAATATTTTGGTTTTAGTGTCTGTATTTTGGCTAGAATGGTATCCATATTTCCTTCTGCATATTTCAACCATTTGTATTTCTTCCTTATAGCTTTATCTTCTTTCATGACACAAAACCAATAATCTACCTTCTCAATATCCTCCCATGTATTTAACATGGAATTAATTGTACTCTTAAATGCCTCGCCGCCATCAAAAAGACAGGATAAAAATATTTCAGGTTTATCATCATTTAACAATATATTATTTCGGATTCCCTCTACCACTCTTGAATTCATTGCTGTAAGAGACGGCTTTACTTTTTCAAACAATGCATACCAAACTTCAAACAAGGGTTCAATATTTTTTTCATTCTTTTGTGTTTCCAAATATTCATTGCACTTGAAAAATAATTCAGGGTCATCTACTAAATCATAATATTTCAAATTCAAAAAAGCTTCTCGTGTATATTTGGTAGATTCGGGAAAATGAAGCATTATTTTTTTACAACATTCTAGACCACCTTCTTTATCTAAATGCAATGCAGATGCGCTATTATAGTATTCCATATCTAAATGACGATATATGTCATTATACAAAAATAATTTATTTTCACCCATTTTGTAATTTTTATACTTTTGATACAACAAGTTGACCAACAAAAAGTTCTTTGTTTTAAAATAATAATTCATTGCCATTGCAACACCTTCAATTCTTTCGCTGTCATAATGGATAGCGCGCAATAAATAAAAGAGAGCTTCCTCGTTTCGTTTTAATGAAAAAAGCAGTATTCCCAATTGGATACATGAAAAGTATTTTTCCTGGGTCCAATTATTCAAGTCCAAGACTTTTTTATACCATTCTATGCTTTCCTCTTGATTTTTACCTGTATCTCGGAAACTTTGCGCACAATAAAACGCATACCGGGCAGCCAAGTTTTTATCTCCGGTAGCCATTTCTTTAAAAAAAGCATTCATCAAGATGACCGCGTCGTCGTAATATTTATTTACATTTTTATTGCGATCTCCACCAGTTCTTCCGGAAACAATATAATAATCCCCATCATACGTCGCAGTTGTGTGCGGTTCCAAAGAGTCCAAATATTCATGTAACACTCCCACGAAACGCCATTTTTTACGGTTGTTCACTAGCAATGGGCGTGCATATTTTACCTGTGTTCCAAAAGTTAACATGTATTTATCGGCTTCAAGTTTTGGCACGACAAAATTACCTTCAATCTTATCATCTGCGTCAAAAATGAGCAAATAATCAGTTTTATTGTATGCCCTTTCAAGAGCTTTGCTGCGATTATGGCCAAAATCTTCCCATTTATCATCATGTAACTCGCCAAGTACGCCTTTTTTTTTGAAAAAGGTGGCAATTAATTCCTTTGTATTATCGGTTGAACCCGTATCACATATAACCCAATAATCAAAACGAATATAGGACCACAAGTTATTCAACGTCGGAATGATGTTTTCCGACTCGTTTTTTACAATCATATTGAGGCATATTGTCATAAATTATTTAAAATAAAGTATTTAAATAATTTCAACAAACAATTTTTATTTTCACTTTCTATATAAATGAAGGTGGCCAAAACACCAAAGCGTAAAAATGAAATTATGAATTGTCTATATCAATTTTGGATGATTTTCAATCCTTAAAGAACAGTTATATCTCCTAATAAAGAATCAGATAAAGATTCAATGTTTAAAGAGATAGGCACGTCATCAAAAATTTTAATTTTATCCGAATCATCTGAAAAATTAAAATCCTTTAACCCGTCCTTGGTTACATCCTTGGATACATTTATTTCTGTGTCTTTATTATTTTCATCCCTTGCTTTGCCAATATCATTAAAAGAAAGGGTCTGTAATGCGGGAACAGGGCTAGGAGGTCTTGCAATTTCAGGAGGCGGTGTGTAAACTGGAGTTGGTTCTTTTACAAATTCTTTCAATGCTTTAATTTCATTGTCAATTGGGTCATCTATTCCAGAAAGTTTAATTTCGGGTTCAGGCGCAGGTTCACTGCCACCCTCATGTATTCTTCTTTTCCGACTTTTATTGACGGTTCTTGGTTGTATTTGCTTGATTTCTTTTTCTACAATTTCTTCTTCTATCTCTTCTTCAATGCTTTCGTCCAAATAAGCGCGTAAAATAGTTTCCACCGGTATACTTTCCCTGATAGTATTCAAAATATTATCTTGTACAATAATTTCCAACTCGCGATTGTGTTTTTGGACTTGTAGAGGAGGAATTTTTAATTCAAAAAGATAAACATGAGAATATAATTTCCTACATGTGTTAATATATATTTTATGAATAAAATCGTCTAGTTTAGGAATACTTATATTTATTTTTTTTTGTTTATTTCCAACACGAACCGCAGTCAATAATTTTAATTGTATTATATGTACACATGTAATTAAGTCTTCTAAATAGGTGCAATTACTTCTTTGAATAATCCGTTTTCGCTCATCTTCAATAATATTGGCATTCCATTTGGGCGTTCTGGATAAAAAATTTTGAAAAGTCATTAAATATTTTTCTTCTTCGCCATTATTTATGCATAATTTATGAGATTCTGTAAACATTGATTTTATTCCCTCAATAACAAAAGGTGTTAAAATATTAACGAGTCTGGCACTCCATTCATTTTTTGATTCTTGTAAACCATTTACATTAAAATCGTCCATTAATAAATAAATACATTTTTTAACTCCACTTTTGAACTTAAAACTTGTAATAAAAACATTATCAAAAATTTTTCACTTCGGATATCTCTTTTTATTTTATTAAAAAAAAATAATATTTCATACTTATTATCAATGTTCTTTTTTTCAATATAATTCATAATATCTAAACAAGAGATTCCTTTGTTATACATTTTTTCAGAAACTTGAGAAAAATCTGATTGTGAATTTATTTCTTTCATTTCTTTTTTTAAACATTCATAACGTGAATTTTTATAAGATTCAAGCAAACATCTTGCCGTCTCCTCTCTTTGGACGTAAATTTCGCAAAAGCGCGAGAGGATGGGTTTCATCAATTTTGATTTATCTTCCACCACTATAAAAAAACGTGTATTTCCACTAAATAATTCTATACATCTCCTTATTGCACTTTGAGCATCAAACGAAAGTTTATCTGCATTTAACAAGACAATAATTTTGAATATTTTTCCATTGAACGTATTTACATGTGTTTTTGCAAAACATTTCAATTCTTCTCTTACAAATTTAATCCCTTTTCCATGCGAACAATTTACATACATAACATAATCTTTCATTATGTCTTTGTTTTCACTAAATATAGTTTCAATAAAATTACGTAAAATTGTTTTTTTCCCGGCACCATTTTCTCCGTAAAATATGATATTCGGGACATTATTATTTTCATAAAATGAGTTTAGTTTAATTTCCATAAATACTAATTATGAAAACATTTAAATAATTTAAAAATAAATACTAATGGAACTGAAACAAATATGGGGGTTTTTACAGTTGTTACCAGAAGAAATAAAAAATCATATTATTTCGTATACTTATAGCCCACAATCCTTAAAACTAATGGAAGATGTTCAAAACTATGTATCAAGTAAAAATATGGTTCAAACCTTATATTATAATAGATGGCACGACACATTTGTATACGAGGAACAAGCAGACCATAACTGGCTGTACAATGATTTAATAGGTTATATGAATGAAGGTCAAGCAACCATATTTGGGTATCGGCGAAGATTTCACGATATTCTTTCTAGAAATTATTCTATCAATTTGAATATTAAACTTTACAGAAAATTTTTAAGAAGACAATTCGCAGAGTGCATAAAACAAACAAATAATCTTTTATGGGGTCTGCTTAAAGTGGAAGAACGAAATGAATTTTTAGAGTCGCAATTGGAAATAGAATATCGCCTTAATATATGAATCATGTATTTTATTTTGATGAAATACCGCGTATACCAATAAGAACATATATCACATCTGGTCTCGGTGGAGTTACTACCGACTCTAAACACAATTTTATAAAATTGCTCAATAAGGATAATTTTTGCAAAGACGACATGTTTCAATTAATTAAAGGTGAAACAAAACATGCAACATGGAATTTCGGGTTTGTCACTTTTTTGGAGGAAGAACCACTTGGCGTTATTATAGGCTCTTTTTCAAATCGCGACGAACCTATCATAGAAATCATAGGATTTTGTACAAACAAAGATGTTTACAGAGGAATTGGCAAATGTATGATAAATGTATTAAAATATTTAACATTCAATCTTTATATAAAAGAAAAACGAATCGGTGCTTTTCCGGATAAACGTTATTGTATTACGCTAACTACAGTTAGTAATCCACAGGCCCAAGATTTTTATGCCAATATGGGATTTGTGAGACTAATTGGCGAATATTCCCGAGATTATTTTTGGATATGTTCCGATATCTCACCAGACGAAATCATTTTGTTACGAACTTCGCTTTGTATTATTAATCCTTTTACAAGAGGCGACATTGGAAGACCATTGACAGTTCCAATTGAAAAACCATTGGAAAGAGATATTGACGTTATCTTGGAAAAGCATAAAAGTATATTAACAATTGTACACGAATTAAATGAAATAGAAAAACCGGAAGCAGGTAAACTCACAAAACGTATAAACACAAAACGCAAAAAACGCACAAATCGTAAAATTTATAATTTGTTATAATATAATGGCATTTAGTGATATTTCAAAAATTGAAAATACGAATGACTATTTGCCCTTGGTGAATGGTTGTTTAAATGCCGAATTATGTATTATTTTTTTATGTGTTTACGAATTTTTTGTATCTACTCAATTAAGAGAATGGTATAAACAATTTCAATTGACTGCTCTTTTTTTTGATATAACCACCTTACTTCTTATCATAATTCTTGCTAGATTTTTATACAAATATTTATTCAAAGATTTCAGAATAATTTTATTTATTTTGTTGGCTGTCGTAATACAAATTTTATACAATGTTCTTTTTTATTTTTTAGTAAATAATTATTGGTTGAAAAATGATATATTTTTATTTCAAAAAAAATATATTCAGGAAATTGGATTTAAATCCTTTATGTTTTATAGTATTTTTATAATGGTTTTAGCATGCGTTTTAAGCTCATATTATTGCACAGTAGATACAAATAGCAATATTATTAACTTGATTGCATCCATCTATTTTTACTCTTTTATGATTAACGAAGTTTAATCTGAGCCCTCTAATGCATCGTGGTATTCTAATTCTTCCTCATCCTCTATATTTTCTGGTCCCTCTAATGCATCATTATAATGATGTAAGTCATCTTCAACTGAGACCCACCTCATTTTATCCTTTGTTGTTGTTAAATCTATATATAAGTCACCCATTTTGTCTTTGATATCATACTCTTTAAATTCAGGAATATTCTCTTTTAATGCTTCAAATACATCAAATATATTATTAATTTCCTTAGGGTCTTTATGGTAACCTTCTAAAATATTTTCGGGGGCAAACTTTCTATTTTCTGGATTTAAATCTCTTGGATAATTTTGTTTGTTATAATTAAGGATTTCTAATATATTTAACAAATAACTAGGAAGACCCTCAACTTTACTAGGAAGACCCTCAACTTTACGATTGTTTTCTTTTACAACCAAAATATGCGGGTTATCGTTTGTTAATATATCTATTTCATCTAACAATTTTAAATCATGCGTTATATTATGTGTTAATGACCACGCATCTAAATCTACACTTCTATATAAATTCCTATATCCTTCATTCCACCCAGGTGTGTTAGTTTCTTTGGATTCATCATCATCGCTATCATGCCTATTAGATACCCGAACAAAATTTTTACAACGCGGTTCTTCTCTAACATCTTTATAAATTTCTTCGCTAACACCACTAACAAAAGAACGACCAAAGTCTATTATTTTTGCCATAAAAGGACAGTGAAACGAAATTTCTTTTTCTTCTGAAATTTTATAATGGTATGTAATATATTTTTTTTTTATTGGCTCATAAATAATAACATTATCTATCCTTAAATCATAATGTGTAAAATCTTTTCCGAGCATTGCTAATGTTGAATATATTTGAAATAAAATTTGCCATAATTCATTTTCAATAAATTTAAATCTTAAATTTATTTTTTTAGTTCTTTTATCTCTTTCGTAAAGATGATTACGCAAAGAGTGTCCTTTTAAATATTGAGTCATCACTATAAGTCTATTTTCTCTCATACATGACATTTTAACTTGTATTTCCTTAATTAATAGTTGAATTTGCATTTCCTTAATTAATAATTGTTCTATTTCAAGTTTTTTTTCAGA